TGATGTAAAAAAGTTTAAAGTATTTGTGCGTGATAGAAAAACTGGCAATGTCAAAAAAGTTAATTTTGGACAGAAAGGTATGACTATCAAAAAGAACAATCCTGTCAGACGCAGATCGTTTCTTGCACGAATGGGTGCAGTGTTGGATAAAGTAAAAGGACAAAAAACTTTATCTCCTGCTTACTGGAGTATGAGAGCATGGCGATCGTAACTTCAGGCAGTATGTCTGCTTTTGTTGGTGATAGACCACGCAAAAGAAAATTCAAATTAAGAATAGGAGAAAATATCATGCCAGGGACAAGAGGAAAAAAGAAGAACAAAATGAACAAAGGCAAAAAAGGCGGAAACAGAGGCAAAAAGAAAAGATAATAATAAATAAGTTTCTAATGTGCTAAAACACATGGAGGGCACTCTAACTCATTATAAAAAGGAGGAAATAATGGACGCAGAAACACAAGCGGTAAAAACACAGGACACTGCTCCTGTACAAGAACAGCAGGCAAAAACAACAGTCAGTGAAGAAAAGACTGAAACTTTCTCCCAAGACGCAGTTAATAAAATAGTTGCTGAAAGGGTAGCAAAGGAAAAGGCCAAATACGATAAAAAGTATTCAGGCATAGATGTTGATCACTACAACAGGTTGGTCGAGGCAGAAGAAAAAGCAAGACAGACTGATTTGGAAAAAAGAGGTGAGTTTGAAAAATTGTTAAAAGAACAAGCGGACAAATTTGCTGGAAAAATAAACCAATATCAGGCAGAACTTACTTCTATTAAGATTGACGGAGCATTGTTAAGTGAGGCTTCAAGTTTAAAAGCGGTTAATCCTAATCAGGTTACACAACTTTTAAAAGGACAATTGAAGTTGAATGAAACAGGCACAGTTGATGTGATAGACAACAATACGGGTCAAGTGCGTTATAATGACAAAGGCGAACCGATACAAGTTAAAGACTTGGTGCAGGAGTTTCTTCAAGCAAACCCACACTTTGTCTCAGCAGGACCTTCGGGTTCAGGCGTAGGACAAGGAACAGGCAAGCAACAGACTGTGATAGACAACGATATAAGCAAACTAAACATGAGCAATCCTGAACACAGGGAGCAATATCGAAAGATCATGGCATCCAAGGGGATCTCTGTTTAACATTTTATAAAAAAGGAGAAATAAAATGGCTAATGAAGTAACAAGTTCGGTAGTAAGCGAACTTTATTCAAACATCGTTCAGTCGGCTTTATACACATACAGTGAACAAGCAGTGATTAGACCTGTTGTAAGAAATTACGACATGACTGGAACTCCAGGCTTAACAGCACAGGTTCCAAAATATCCTGCCATTACTGCAAGTGATTTAACTGACGGAACAGATCTATCAGCAAACACGGCTTTCAACACTACATCAATCACGATGTCAGCGGCTGAAAGAGGTGCTAAAATCACACTAACTGATCTTGCAAAAGAAACTGCACAAGAAGATGTTGCGGCGGCAGTTGGAAGACAATTAGGTGAAGCAATGGTAAACAAAGTAGACGGTGAAATCGCGGCATTGTTCCCATCATTCTCAAACCGAGTTGGTGCGGCAGGTGACGCAGTTAACGCCGAGACTATCTTCAAAGCAGTTGGTCAATTAAGATCACAAAATGCTAGAGGACAGATCTTTGTAGTTCTGCATCCATTCCAAGCAATGGACTTAAAAATCCAATTAGCAGGTGCAGGAAACACTAACATGGCTAATCCACCACAAGTGGGTAACCAAGTATTGACAAATGGTGTTATCGCTTCGTCATTAGGTGGAGCAATTATACTTGAGTCAAACAATGTTGGTAAAGACATTAACGATTCAACTTCAGGAACAGGTAATTTTGTAGGTTGTGCATTCACACAAGATGCTATAGGTTACATGATTAAGAGAAACATCAGAGTTGAAACTCAAAGAGACGCTTCTTTAAGAGCGGACGAGATCGTAGGTTCAATGGCTTATGCAACAGCAGAACTATTTGACGAATACGGTGTTGGTATCTTAGGAAAAGCATCATTATAATAAATACAGCATAACTTTTATGCTCTATACATTAAGGGCGGTAGGCAACTATCGCCCTTTTTTCTTGACATTCATATAAATAATCAAGTATAGGCAAGAAGCACTTGCCATATTTTTATAAACAGGAGGAAGAACCCCTAATGGCAACATTACTAACCATATCAGACATACAAGAGTACGAACCAGACATTTTAAACTTCGGCGTTCCAGAATTTTCCAAAGAAATTACAAGAGCACAAAACGATGTGTTCAGAGACCTCAGAGTGAAATGGTGGCCTACACAAACGATTGGTTTGTATGATTTAACACGCATCGGTGGTGGCAACACAGAACCAGATGAAGA